AAGCAGGAATCCATTTTTCTACCATCCATCTCTGGTTTTTCACTCCGTATTTGGGCATTTTACGATAACTAAACTCATCCTCTATTTCCCAGTATCCTCCAACCCAATAGCAACGAGATGGCCCCCAAACTACTCGGTAGAGGTTCTCATTGTATAAGTTCTTGCCGTATTTGGTGAGGATGCTTTGGTATTCTTCTGGGGCTCGGCGACCAGAGATAAATAAGTCGTTGCGTCTCATACTACAATAGAACGAGGAAGAAAGGAAGAAGTAGCAGACAAAGTCTGCGTCTGGTAAATCCAGATAGCAGACAAAGTCTGCGTCTGGTAAATCCAGATAGCAAAAGAAAAGCCCTCTACCATCATAGAGGGCTTTCTCAAAGGAGTAAAACAATGGACATCTATTTACTTAAAAGCCATAAGGCAACGAAAGAGTATCAATGAATGCACCTCCACGTGGCTTATTGTTCGCCATTTGTAGACCTGTTACAAAGTAGAACGCCTGCGTAGGAGCCACTCCGCCATCAGAACCATACAAAGGAAATACTGTGACTCCATCAACATCATACAATGCTGCTGGCTTTGTTTCGATTCTGAACCAATACTTTAGAGAGATGAAATCAACACGACCTGGACGAGACTTGATGTTGGTAATCAACTCATGCCCTGCCAAAGTCTTGATACGATTCTTTTTCAAGTAATCAGTGCGGTCACCAGAACCACCTTCTTGGATGGTGTGAGCAACAACTGAAAACTGGCTATTAGCCCCAATGCTTGTCTGGCTGGAAATCCCGAGAGATTCCCAAGCAGTAACTTGGTCTACATTGGTGTGAACAATGAACTCTTCCATTTCCTCTGCTTCAGCACCATTAGCACGCTGAACCAAAGATTGTAGGAGCATGATGTCCTGTGGAATAAGAGCAGCATTCCCACCATTGACATACTCGGCGTTCAACACGCCAGGCCATGTAGTTCGGGGAATACCACACCAACTACCAGATGTAGAGTTCACATTGATAGCAGGCACACCATTCAAAGAAGCAGCAATGGTTGCTGTCGTGTAGCGGTCTGGTTGATAAGTAGAAGTTGCAGCACCAGAAGCACCAGAGACGATGAGAATATCACCTGCTGTAGTTCCCTGTGGGTAGTAATAACCTCCGATAGGAGTTAGATACAGGACATTATTGGCAAGGTCTGCAGTGGTGACCAGAATGTTGCCGCGGTTTGTCCCTCCAATACTGGAAAGAACCTGGTATGTGCATCCTGCTCGGAAGTTGTTAGCGTTGCTAACAGACAAATAAATCTGAGCATTAGATGCGGAAGGAGTAGTTAGAACGGTGCCTAAATCGCCAGCACCTGAAGAAGAAGAAGCCAAACCATCGATGTTAGTTCGGAACTCACGAAGGTTAGTCTTGAACTCTTCCTTGAATACATTTACAATAGCCTTTGCGTCAGAGTCAGTTGCCCACTCTGCTTCCTTGGTTACCTGGCAAGACTGAACAAAGTAGACGGGAGTTGCGACACCCTCATCATACTGTGAACCTCCACCAGTGCCCATAGAGTCAGAAGTCCCATCAGGCACAAACTGCCCGAAAGTGGCACCTGGCTGAACTAATAGGGGAATCCTACAAAGGCGGGCTGATACTTTGAGATCGTTACGAACTGCTACGCGAGTTGTAAACAGGTCATCCTGGTTGAACTGGGCGTAGACATTGTCCTTCAACTTTTCCATTTCCACGCCGATTGCGGCTGCGGAGTTTAGAGCACTTCCATCAAGAGCTGACATAGAGTTATACCTCGACAGAGGTTCTGACTGCGTCAGATACCTCGATAAATGAGATTTGTAGTTCTGTTATTCTGGCTCACTTGTCTAAGGTTGACTATGTCTTGTTTGGCATCGCTGCCTGGGGTTCAAGGTTCCCGTGTCAACTAAGGACTTGTTCGTCTTACTTATAATAGAACGGAGAAGGGCTAAAAGTCGTTTATGCTGCTGGCTTTTCCTGGTTCTGATCCATACCTTCGCCAGCAACATCGGCAGCAGCATCTGCTGTAAGGTCAAGACCTGCCTGATGACCAAGTTGAACCTGTCCAGAAGGACCCAAGTCTTTGAAGTTGATGCTCTCACTTGGTTTAGTCTTATTGGCAGCGGCTTTTGCCTGTTCAATAGCAATCTTTGGCATTGTAGCGGCTGTGAGAGCAGTCTTGGCTTGGTTCTGTGCGGCGGCGTTCATTGCTGCCTTGTGAAGGAGTAAATGAAGCCTTACATTCAGGAAACCTTGTGGATTATCCACTTTTGCCTGGCGACCAGCAGGACTATTTACCCAGTCATTGCCTGCTTTGAACTCAATGTCGTGAATGTCAAAATCTTGGTCAATGTCAACGGATGGTCGGTAGAGAGTTTGCATAGGAGGCTTTGGTGGGGCGGGTTTTCCCGTCTTCAAAGCCATTTGTGAGACTGCTGTGAACATAGCAATCGCAGGAGTGTTAGGAATAGGCACTGATTCCAGCAACTCGGTTATCTCCGACATCTGTTTCTCTGTTTCGTCGGCTCCTGGAATGACAACATCAGGCATTGCGAGGATTTCCTTCCATACAACGGAGTTCTTGGGTTCGTTTAGGATGGCTGCGGCACCAGCATTACCAGCGGAGGCAGCAGCAACGAGAGTGTTGAATGATTGCTGTTCATCTTCGTGTGTTCTGGGATAACTTTCATCACCATCAGGCACACAATAGAAGTTTCCATCGTGTAAGTCTTCCAAATCAACAAGAGTTCCCACATTTCCAGGAGAGTTGATTTCAACTTTTCCATCTTCCGCCTCGGAGGCTCTGTAATAAGCACCAATCTTTACCAACTGCTCCATAGATTTAGCATAAGCAGACCTGAAAGCCTTCCAGGCTACTCCTTGCTGTCCTTTTGAAGCATCACGAAGGGCAAGAACTCCACCTTTTGTCTCATTGTTGGGGTCGGCGTCTCCAAGAGTGGCTGGATATAATCCTGTGATGAACTGGGGAATGCCGCCCAGCAATAAAGTATAAAAAGCAGAAGCTCCGGTATCAAGCGAAGGAAAAGGTTCAGCAAATATCTTATGGTTGATATCTTCTGTTGGTTGTAAGTCTCTTTTAGTGGGCCAGTGAGCACCAGGGCCTGCTTTTTGCTTGGACATAGCAGCAAAATCAAATATAGCTTTATCCCCGAAGATGGCGGGAATGGATTTCATAAAGGTTTCCATCTGAAGGTCAGTCAAATCGTTGAAAGCGTCTTGAACTGCCATAATGTCATACCCAGCAGATTTGGTTGCTTGCCCGTCTCCTTGGATGGGGCGGCAGATGGACCAATGGTCATCCATGTTTTCATTTCTGGATTCAGCATAAGTCTCGCCAACGAAGGCAACCATACAACCATCGGGGAAGTTGTTCTCAATGAACTTTCGGTCTGTGTCGTCATCTATGTTGGCATAGAAAGAAGCACGAATCCAAGTCCTTTGATAAGTTGGTAAATGATAGATTGTATCTCCTGTTTGGGTTAGCAGGCGGATTCCCTGTGTAGTGGCGATTCTTGATGTCCTATCAAAGTTGTATTCACCAGGACCAGGCTCACCGCCAGAGATGTTAGCGGAAATGTAAGGATACATTGACTTGGCTGCTGCCAAGTCTATTTCATAAGATAACTGGATAAAAGGGAAATCCTCAATCTGACGCATGTTGATTGGAATCTTTGCTTCTAATACACCATAAGCAGATAGGACCTCACCTCCCTTTGGTTGGCGGGGTTTCTTTTCAGGAGGTTTGCCACCTTCACCTAAACCTTCTGGCTGTTCGTCAACATGAGTTTCTTCATCATAACCAAAACGAGAACCATCGCATACCCAGCGACTATAAAGACAAGTTCTTCCATCAGTCCACATGTATCGGGCTACTTCTTCAGCTAATACATCTGTATGATTTTGGAACTCTATCTTCTGACGCATAGCGTCAGCGGAAGAAGAGATACGATTGGCATCTGGATTGGCGGGATTTGTTGCTATGAACTTGATAGAGGGAGGAATGCCTACTTCTGTGATAAAGCCGCGACCAAAAGAGGCATAGATGTTGAATCCATAAGTAAGAGGCACATCACCAGCATCAGCATTGCTACTTGAATCTTCCCAAACAGAACTCGTCTCATTGAAGTAAACATCAAACATTGTCCTCCAATAGAATCGTCCTTCTGTTGCCCTCTTGACTTCGTCTATTCTGGCGAACATGTCAATCTGGGCAATCTTCTGGACTAAACTACGAAGAACATTTTGATAGTTCTCTGGGAGAAGTTCATTACGAAAGCCATAAAGTCCCGATAATCCTTCAGCAGGAGCCATTTCGCCAGGTTTATACTTTTCTGGCACTTCTGGCAAACTACTGGCATCCTCAGGTTTTACATCGGGCTTTACTGCTTCTTCTGTTGCTGCCATTGTCTTATATACCTATTAACTTATTGAAATCGTCGCAATAACCGTGCCAGCACCACTGAATGCTGATACATTTATCCGAAAGAAGTTGTATGCCCCTGCTCCTGTCTTTGATTGGGCAGTTGTAGTCGCTCCCCAAGTATCAACAGTGGTATAAGCAGAGTCTGTGTTGGTTATTGCTCCTTCAAGTAATGCTGTGAAGGTAGGACTACCAGTAGGGAAAGAGATGCTCCAAGCTACTGTGTCTCCCTTACTAAATGGAAATGAAGCAGGAACAGCAAAGGCAATACTCTTTCCTGTGGTAGTGATTGCTTCCGCTACAACAGCAGTTCCTTGCGGATTTAGAGGATTCACATAACCAAAGGCATAACCTGCTTGTCCTGGATAAAGAGTTCGTATCGGTGTTATTGTTTCGTATGCTGGCATTTTATGCTCCTTTCTTCTTTGCTGGTTGTGGCACAGGACGCGGAGGATTTGGAGATGTCCTCTGTGGTTGCGGTTGACGAGGTGGTGGGATTGGTTGTGGCATGGTCTTCTTTCTCCTATTTCTTTTTAGTAGTATTATTTCTTGTAGTCTTTATTCCTTGTTTAGCCAGCAATCGGCGAGCAGAGACAACAGGATTAGTTTTTATCTTTGACATCTTTCTCAACCTTCTTCGGAAGTTTCTTACCTTTGGTAGCCTTATCCCATTCCTTGATGTTGACACCCATCTTTTCAAGTTCTGCTTCGTGGGTATGGAAATAACCTTCTTGTGCCAGGGATTTATAAGGCATACATTAGACCTGTCCAGCACCCAGTCCCATTGCTTGTAGAGGAGAAGATTCTTCTTCTTCCCCACCAGTTGGTTCTGAATACCCTTCATCTTCCACGCCAGCCAGTTGAGAGGCATGGTCATGGGCTTCTTTGGCTGACCCGTGAGATGAGTGGTGTTCGTGACCATCTTCGTGTTTGCTATGAACCGTATGTTCATTCTCGCCGTGCTCAATGTGAATAGACTTTGCTGGACCATGAGCGGCGACTACAGATTGGGGATCTTCATTCTCTGGTCCTCCACCTGTATTTTCCATACCTGGCATCTTTGGATGACCAGCCTTGTCCGATGCTGCCTTGGCTTTATCACCTTGAGCGAGGCGATGCCTTGCTAATGACCTACCTACTGAACGAGAACCATAATCATTTCCGTCTACTTTCATTTGTTTTCCTCTTTTGCTTCTGGCTGGGTTTCTTTCTTCTTGGGAGTTGCTCCGAGCAAGACCTTCTCGGTAAAGGCTGAAGGGTTGGCAGTTTTGGCTATCCTCCCCTGCTTACGCTTGGACCAGGGAATGTAACCTGGACTCATAGCAACAACTTCAGGCTTGGCATTCTCTGCTTCACCGCTATCTATAATAGAACGAGGAGCCTCCATTTTACCGAGGAGTTCATCCATCTTATCCTCAATCTCTTTTTGGTCGGCGAGGAGTTTCTTGTTCTCTTCCGTCAATCTGGTCATTTCAGTAATAAGAGAGTTGATAAGATTCTCCAACCTATCCAGTTCAGTCTTTACTAATGGATCCATCTTATGTTGCCAGGGAACTCCCATAAAGTTATCTCCTTCATCTTCTCTTATACATCCCTTTTATACCTTTCGTGCCACCATAGAAAACAGCAGTTGCTTTCTTCTCTTCTTGGTCCATCTTTAGATGTGTCATGTATCTCTGATTGCCACCCACAGGAAGAGACTTCAATACTTCACGCAAGCGTTCCTTGTAGGGTTTTGGGTTCCCATGCTGATAACTGGCAATGCCGTATCGTAAGCCGTCAAGCACATCAAGGAGTGGAGAGTCCCCTTCGCCATCTATGTCGCCGTCTTTACCTAACTTCTTGCTAACCATCGCCGACGGAAGAGCCTCAAATGCCTTATCAAGAGAGTCATCTATCAACCAGCCAGCAACTGTATCGTTGGTATTCCAACCTTTATCAAGAATGTTCTTATCTTCTAACAAGGCATACATCATAGTCCAACCATCTTCTCTCTTGTTGAAGGCTGCCATTGGTCTAATCATGTCATTTGCTACAAAGACATCTCCTATTCTGTTAGCCCGCGATAATAGGTCTCCACCGAATGTCTCTGGCGATAGGTAGACATGTTCTAATCTCTTCTTCTCGGCGGGCATAGTAAGAGAGACTATCTGACTTGCTAATGCTATCTCTGACAGGTTATTCACCATGTATTCCCTGAATGTAACAGGGAAGTCTTTCTCTTTCCCATCGTATAACTTCAATGTAATGAATGTATGCCACGCCACATAAGAGAAGTGAACCTTACCCCAGTCTATACTTATCCAGATAGGATGCCAGAACTGCTTGGATAAAGCCATAATGACTGTATCGTGAGGTATTGCTACAAACTCTTTATCATAACAGTCGAAATACTGACCTTCAAAGCCTGTCCATTTACCATACAACCAAGCCTCTCTAACTGACCTTCTTTGCTTCAATAGGGACTTACGATACTCTTGACCTGCTATTGTATTCATAGCATAGGCTGGATTATCATCTGCGAATGATTGAATGAACTTATAGTCAGTTGGTATGTAAGTCTCTTTCTCTTCTCCTATTGGGGCGGACTTTGGAACATCGCATCCAAATAGGTGATTGAGAGCATCTCCACCTCTACCACCAGGATTAGTAGCACCTTTGATTTGGGCTATGACTGGATTACCGAAGACATCTTTGTCGATAGTGGTTCTGTTACTACCTGTAACGAATGACCATTGAGCATAAGGCCATTCAGACCACTCATCGAAGTAGATGCATAAGAACTCTCCACTCAACATCTTACGAACATCATCTTCGCTTCTGGCGGAGCCGAAGCGTATAATAGAACCATTAGGTAGTTCTACTCTTTCAGATGACATCTCACCTATGTATCTTCCTACAAGTTCTATTGGCAGTTGTCTAACTCTGTCTATGATTGTATTACGTAGTTCACCCATTGTTCTTCTGAAGATGATAGACCTACTACCTGGAACAAGATAAGCCTTATAGATAGCATCCCAGATTATAGCCTCTGTCTTTCCTCCTCCTCGTGCTCCTCCAAATAGAGTTAGCGGTGTCATACTATCAAAGAACTCCGTTTGCTTTGGAGAAGGACTGAATAGAGTAGACTTTACCTTATACTTATCATCTGTCTCATAGACAGCATACCTTACACCATAAGTTCCTTTGAAGTCAATGAAATACATTACTTCTTTCTCTCTTTGCTGGCGGCAGCTACATCATCAACGAATGCCTTGAACTCCACAGCAGATAGTCTTGCTCTTCCATCTGGGACGGCGACAAGCATAAGACCTTTCTGTTCAAGATAGTCCAAGAATAGGTTGATAACATTAGCAGTTAGAACTTGTTGGGTTATAATAGGCTTCAACTGGTCTTGAACATAACCATTTACATACCTGGCTACTTCTTCTTTGCTGGCGGCGGAGCTAAGGTCAACAGATAGTTCTGCTTGTGCTTCATTCACATCAGTTATTAACTTGTTAGTCATTATCTTTATCCCCTTCTGGTAAGAGAAGCGGGTCACCCTCTTCTCTTAGTTCTAATACAACAGATTCAGATTGAGTATGAACTTCCTCTTCGTGGTCTATCTTACCACCAATCAAGATAACCTTCTGTTCTTTAGTCTGAATAGAGTTATGTGCTCCAATGTCTTTACCATCAAATGATTCCTTGATTAGACGAAGCAAAGGAGTTATAGACATTATCTCTTCAATGTCAGCATCAGGGATTAGTTCTATTGCTCTGTCATACATTTTTAGTAATAGATTATCCATTCTGCTAATCTGCTTATGGGTATCAAGTGCTACCTTATTC